AAAGAACAAGTGTTTTAGCCATCATTTGCGCAGCTTTAGCTACAAGGATCATCTGGGCGCAGAACTTAAGGAATGGTTTGGCTATCTTATCACCCTTACCTAAGGGAAGTATCTTCATAGCGCCGACCAACAGTGCCATGACGCCAGCCAAGCCGACAACGCCTACCGCCATTTCTTCTACTTCGAGGCTGCTTATTTTCTTCAACGCCGATGCGAGTAAAAGAACCGCGATACCGAGTGAAACTAATGTAGTCGCCACACCTTGTAAAGCGAGTTGACCGTCACTCTTCGCTATAATAGACATGCCAGTCAACAAACCGGCAAATAGCATAACTATAGCCGCGACACTATCATGTAACTTATCTTTATTGATAAGCGAGAGCACTAAGAGAGATGCGGTTAGAATCGCTATAGATATGGCGAGTTTCTTCAAAGCTTCAGCATTGAGAGAGTTTTGGAAAGCCTTAAATGACCCAGTCACAGAGTCAAGAATATCCTTAACGCCGTCCATTATATCCGACGCTTGTTCTTTGAAAGTGCTTACCGAACTGCCGAGATTCTTGAGGAAGTTGATAAGTGCTATACCAACACCGCCGGTAATAATACCATTGATGAAGTCCAAAATCTCGGTGATACTACCATTCGCGAGAACATCGAATATTCCGCCGAACACGTTCTTAAAGATCTTAGCAATACCCGATCCGACTTTCTTAATACCATCCCATAATATAGTAAAGAACTTGAATATCGGATTATTCTTCAGTGCTTTACCAACTGCCGAGAACGCATTGGTCAGTTTTTCTTTAAAGCTGCCTGCAGAGTCTCCAGCATCGTTCATCCCATCAAACACGGATCTTAAGCCATCCACGAGACTAACGATTCCGGGGAATACTAAGTCGGCACCTATAAACTCGAAGAGTGAGGCTACGCCTTTAACCAAAGTTACTACGAACTTAAGTAAATACTTGATAACCGTAGCGACACCATGGAATGCCTTTTCGACCAAACCGCCTGACAAAATCAGCTCGGAGAGTATCGATAAGAAGTCTCCAAGTACTGCGGTTATACCTAAAACACCGCCACCAAGCCCTGATAATCCGCTAAGTATGGTTCCTATAGCTTTAAATACAGTCTTAATGATCGTGATAGCGACTTTAAGAACGGCGAATAACCCACTAAACGTTCGCTTAAGATTTTCAGATCCTTTTTCGCTAAGTTTGAGTTTCGCCGTAAAATTCTTTAAACCCTCCGTTATAGCAAATAATTGCTCAGAGGTTGCCGGAGGAAATATCTCCGTAAAGGCTTCCTTAATCGGTTTGATTACGCTGAGAAGAGCCTTAAATATATTACTGAAGGATTCGATGAGGTCTTGACGACCACCCATCACCTTCCAATTTTCGAGAAGTTCGTTACGAGACTCCGACATCTTGTTGATGAAACCACTAACTACTTCAGAAATGTTAGTTAGTAACTCTTTTGCTTCTTCGAAGTCACCAACGAGGATCTCCCAAGTTTGAGTCCATCCGGACTGCGCGGCTTCCTTTAAAGTGTCGAATAACTGAGAAAAGGTCTTAACCTTAGTAGCGGCTTCGGTAGCCGTCTTACCCATTTTGAGGATTTCCTCAGCTTGAGCTTCGGTATAGCCCTTTTCGATTAAGGTTTTCTTATACGCTTCCCACTCTTTACTGCCTTCTTCGGCATACATGGTGAATTTCTCGAGCGTGTCGGTTAAGATTTCGGTCGTCAACCAACCTTCACTCAAAGATTCTCTGAATGAACCGTTTTTGGCAATAATATCGTCAATTGCGACACCGTGAACTTTTGCGGTTTCTTTCAACGCATCTTGGAAGACCTGACCACCCATACCAGCATTGACAACCGAGTTCCAGTCCATAAGCTTGACTGTACCCGACGCCATCGCCTGGGAAAGTTGATACATTGCGGTAGAAGCTTGTTGCGAAGTCGAACCAGATACCGCTGCTAAGTTTGCGATACCTTGGATAGCTTTTACCGAGGTTTCCAGGTCCGTACCAGCTGCGGTGAATGTACCAATGTTCTTGGTCATTTCCGTAAAGTTATAGATGGTCTTATCCGCATAAGCGTTCAACTCATCCAAAGCACTGTTTACGTCATCGAGAGTGGTGCCTTTACTTTCGGTATTTGCCAAGATGGTTTGTATAGCGTTGATTTGAGTTTCGTACTCTTGGAAACCGGTTTTCATAGCGGTTACTCCGAGCAAGGAATTAGCCATGTTCTTTGCTATGTTCTTTGCCCGTATACCAACATCGTACTCTAAAGAAGACCACGCTTTACCGATCGCGTCTCTGAAAGAGAACACACCGGCTTTATAGGAGGCAAGCTCCGACTCAACCGCTTTAGCCGAACCTTTGAGGGATAATTTTTCCTTAAACTTATCCAACGTAGACATAGTTGTCGAAACGCCTTGCTCGAACTGTTTGTTATCAAACCGCATCTCGACGACTCTTTGGTCAATCGTTGTACTCACTGCTTAGTCACCTCCCCCCATGCTTTATTTAATATCTCATCAAAAATAGGCAGGATCGCAGGATTGATGTAATCTCTCCCTTGAACCCAGCCTCCGTTTCGAGTCCCGTGACCATACTGCAATATGATGGCAATCGGAACTCCGTTTTGAACATTCGAGTTACAGAATCTAATTGTCGTTGAACCTTTTCTATTCTCTATTTCGTAGTACCAAGATCGAGCGGTTAAACCGGTGTCTACAGGAGTTACGGACTCTAGAGCGGCCACTCCGGCCCTTCCGTACTTGTCCAGGTCCGTATTGCTAACAGCTCGCTTGGCATTAGTCAGAAACTTTCCTAGCTTGGAAAAGTCACCCTTATGTCTGAAACTAATCACGTTTTACACCTTATACTATAATCGCGTCGAATCCTGCCGACTTTAATTTCTTCTTCATTGTTTCGGCGCTCTTTTTGTTGCTATAAGCACCGACTTGTACTTTGTATGTTTTCGTTGGCTTGTAAGCGATTCCAAAATACTCTAAAATCGCTTTTGCATAGGCTACTCCGAGTGCGGACTGCTCCGCCAAAGTATCGCCTATACATTTGTCTTTCTTATTATCTATAAAGAACGACTCCACTAGTACAGAGGTCATCTTAGTCTTCTTAATAAAGTGAAGATGATCCCCACTCTTAAGACCTCGGCTATTCTGCCCTAATGTTTTTACGTGTTTTTCGCATAAACCAGCGAGAACTTTACCCATTTTACTAGATTTGTAGTAGTAAACTTCGAATCCGTCGCCGCCTCCCGCATTAATATGAAAAGAAACGGCAATATCCGCTTGGGAGGCATTTGCCTCTTTGGCTTCTTCTACCACCGGATCATTTTCATCTTTCTTGCGAGAGCATACGACAGTTATGCCATGCCTTTCTAATTCTTCCTTACATGCTAATAACGTGTTTAAGTTAATAGTTTTTTCATATAACCCATTAGCTACAGCTCCTGGATCGGAGCCTCCATGTCCAGCACTTAAGAATACTTTTGGCATAAAGCCATCATCCTTTCGAGTTTAGTCTTTGTCTACGAGCAGCATTTAAAGCCGCATTCTGTTTAGTAATATCGCTTTTACTCATCTTCTTAGGCGTTTGGTTCATAACACTGCACGCTCTAATCTGAGTAAGCAATCTATTTAAATGCCAATTCTGACACTCAATAGGTATTTGTAACGAGAACATCCACGAATATATAACTTCCGCTGTGATGACCTGTCTATTCCTTTTAGAGTTTTTATCATCACTAAAAGTCGTAGCTGTCATCGGTTGTTGAATATAGTCGTCAATCTGTTTCCAGATAGATTCTGGAATATAGTTGTATGTCTCCGGGTCAACATTTGGCGTAAGTGTCATACATCTAACGTAATCTCTAACTTCCTCGTTAGTCTTTTCGGCTTTGCCGAGGAATGCCTTACGCCATTTTGATTCCCATTCCCAAAGAGAGACGAGTGAATGTTCCAGTTCCAACGTCTGCTCCTCTCGACTAACGAATTCATTGGTTCGCTCGTCAAATAATTCTATGGCAGGTATTGTAATCCGGAGCATCACTCGCACCTCCTATTGTTTTCGATTTTATTTGTTCGCGGGATGGTTTGCCTTAGCGTTCGCCGGATTCATATCAGCGGGAACAATGCCGTTTACGAATGCAGCAGCTGCTTTCGCGTCGGTAGCAAGTTCCATGAACAGAACGGAATATGCTTCAGTTTGAGAGAATTCGGTAGACAACGTTTCCGACTTAATGAAACGCTTACCGTCAGCGCTCTTTTCACCATACGCTTTAAGGATGAGATCTTTGAAGATCTTAATAATAGCAACCGTGTCCTGAGCGTTAACGACTTTCTGAATCATTTCAGCGAGACCGCCAGCCGTGCTCATTTCCATTTCCATTACTTCAGCTTTGGTGAGGTTGAAGTAGAAATCTTCGCTTCTTTCGTTGCCATTGTAGTCCGTGAATTTAATAGTTTTCTTTAACATAATTTTTTTCTCCTTTACTTTTAAAAAATTTTTGTGGGGTCGCCAGCCGTACTGAATACGACCCCGATTTTAGTTTATTTAATTAGATTACGCTGCCATCACAGTCTTGATTTCGTCAGGCAAAGGAAGACGAGCTTCTTCGCTTTCGCTGCCGTACAAGATAGCTTCGAGAGCTGCAAGTTTTGCCGCATCGCACTTCGTCGAATCGATCGTTACGATTGCGGTGGGTTTAGCGCCGGTTACGTTAACAGGCGTGGTCGTAACTTCCCACGAGAAAGTAATAGCTTCAGGGCTATCGTTGATCGTAGCGTACGCTCTTTCGGAAGGAGCAGCCAAGCAACCATATACCAAGTGAAGCTTGTAGCCATGGTCGTTGGATTCCACATCGTTACCCACGGTCGTTCTGTAGCAAAGACCAAAGGTCTTACGAGACTGCTGACCGATTACCACACCAGCGGTAAGTTCAGCTTCGCCGTTACATGCTTTGAATTCGTCGGGGTACATGTAAGCTTCGATCGATGCGCCGAATTCTTCAGCGGACATCAAGTTCAAATATTTGATATCATCCGCATAGAGAGGGGTTGCTTCTGCGCCGGAAGGACTTTCCGTAATAGCCGTAACACCATTCCATGCTACACCTTTGTCGTAGCCGTTATCGCCCTGGACGTACAATACGCACTTTTTAACACCAGTTTCATACAAACGTTCGCCAGTCTTATCCCATTCAAGTACTGCCATAATTTAAATCTCCTTTAATTTTAATAATAGATTGTTAGAGTGAAGTGATAGAGATTATCGGCAATATATGAGCGGTCAAAGCTGCACATTTGAAAGTGAGCCAGTAGCCGCTCATGAATATCGCTGTCTGGATCTTGATCTATCACAGTTACCTCATATCGATTAGTATTCTTATAGATACCATCATTCGCTCGGCGGTGATCGATTCCGCCTTTAGAATATCGAATACAAGGATATTGCATCTTTACTGATGCAGGGGGGTTGAAATACGCCTTATTCGTTCCGAGGATAGCGCAAAGCTCCTCATGTAGTTCTAGTCTACTGCCCATCCGTATAAACCCCTCCTACACTCAGTATTAGTCTAGGGCGCTTGACTTCAACACTTGTAATCTTCCATCTAGTGCCCATATACTCGACATACTTCATAGAGTGAAAGTTATTGACTGCATACGGATCGGCTATAATGCTTATTTGATTATTGATGGTCAAATCATCATTCGTGCTGTCAGGAGAAGTAGACCATCTACTCGTATCTCGAATGACGTCACCATAAGAATTTCGTTCTATAATTCGATCAATCCATACCCCAGGTCTTGTTTCAACCGTTTCAGCATAACCGATCAACCCGTAAAATTTAGCCATAACATTCACTCCATTTTGAATTATTCACCAACTACAGGCATTTCGAGCGCGATAGCCGATTGGATTTCCGTCAACGTACCGGAAAGTCTGGTTTCCATCAAATACTTGTATTTGTTGAAGTCGATATCGAAGTCGTCGAATCTCGTGATTTGACCGCCCTTTACGGAACCGAATTGATAGTCTGCAAGGTTTACGAAGATACCGAGAAGTTTCTTAACGTCGCCGTCGTCGGTCGTTCTCGTCATACCTTCCAAGCATTCGATTTCAACGATTTCTCTTACGTTGAGCGCTTTAGCAAGGTCTGCCTTGGAATCGTAGATGCGTCTGCCGTTCAAGTCACGAGCGAGAAGCATAACGTTTACGAGGTGAGGCGTGCAGTAAAGATCGGGTTGACCGGAACCTTTGAACTTTTCACGGGAATACAAAGCTGCCGTGATGATAGCTTCAGCGTAGATATAGTTTTCGCCGAAGTTAGCGGACGTGTTGGTACCTTGAAGTTCCTTCTTAGCAGCGTCGATGTCTACGTCAACGTGCATCGTGTAAAGTTCTTCATCGTGCCAGATGGAACGAACGTGATTTTCGTGGATCTTATCGGGATCGCTATCTTCACGACCGTCGCCGACAAGTGCCGCAAGAGCGAGCGTTTCGTACATCTGATCGTTCATGATGTTCCACTGATAACCGACGATGTCGAAGTCCGTAATGTCGATGATGTCATCTCTGTGAAGTTCGGACTTGATGTAAATCGTCTGAGGATCGGTCGTTCTGCCCAAGAGTTTAATCTTGTTCATGACTTCCTTCTTGTCGCCCTTATTTTGGTAACCTTTAGCTTTCAGTTCGGTCGCGCGAGCGTCAGCTTTACGGGTACGAATCTTAGCAAAGGGGCTCTTCGTAATCTTGTTGATTACTTTCATAACCCAGCTGTTTTCGTAATCTCTGATGATCTTAGGTGCGCCGGTGTCAACAAGTTTAGGTTCGGGGAACAACAAGTTAGCGGTCGTTTCGTCGGTTTGATCGAAAGCGTGCTGCAACTTTTCGTGGTTTGCCGCATACATCTTAATAGCCGATTGCAAACTTGCTACGCCGGGTTCTTTAGCGAGCGCCAAGATTTCGGACTTATCTGCGTGAGACAGTACGAACTCTTCTTTCTTCGCGTCGTTTTCAAATACATTGTGCTTCATGGTTTCGTTTCCTCCTTCGGATTCTTTATTATCGTTTTTATTTTCGTCAGCCGCGTCTTCCAGAGCCTGTCCGATAACGGCATACATAGCGGTTTTTTGCTTTTCAGTCATCGTTTCGATAACATCAGCAATCGTTTCCTCGCTTTCAGGTTTCTTGGTTTCTTCACCTTCAGGCTTCTTAGTTTCCTCACCTTCGGGCTTTTTGGTTTCCTCTGCCATTTTAGCTTCCTCTTTTTCGTTTTCTTTTTGCTCGTCTGCGTGATACAATTCGATGGATTCACCTGCATACATAACAAATTCATCTTCGACTTCACGAATAAATTCGCCGTCTGCACTATGAATCATTACGTTTTCGATGAATGCACCAGGATTAGCACCTGCGTGAACGAGACTTACCTCACGAATGCAACCATGCATTACGCGTTTTGAAGCGTCTTGTTTGAGCTGATTTGCATAAATGGACAAGGCTCTGATATCACCATGTTTAACTAATACCTTCGCAAGCTCACCTTGTTCGGTTTCATTAAACGAGCAATATGCATATACGCCATCGTCACGGTTTTCCAGCAAAGCGTGCCCAAGAACATCTTCGGGTCTGTTGTGCTGATGACTCCAGACCAAGGGCACTGTCTGTCCATCGCAATGCTTGAACGCATCTTTCATGATGGTGCGACCATCAGAGCACTTCAAGTTGTTACGAGTAGCCCAGCCTGAGAAATCATACTTCTCCATTTTGAACTTCCTCCTTTAAATTTTCTTTTGCACCTTCGCCAGATCCATCGGGCTGCTTAATCGGAACTTTAGCCGCAGCTTTATTAGGACCTTCCGCTGGATGACTAATATTACTATTTATAAGTTGATCGGCCTTAGGATCGCTAGACGGCTTGTAACCCATAGCTTGTCTGATTTCGTTCTTCGACAAGATTTCATTACGGGTAAGCTTATCCGCACTTTCAGCCATACTATCAACAGACGCAAGTTCGAAGTGATCTCTGAAGAACATAATCGATTGACCCTGCGCTCTAGCAGTTTTAGTAAGGAATTTACGCTTAAGCTCATCAACTATCGCCGACACAATTGGTTTAATGGTTCGGTTATGATAGTTAAGCATCGTCTTTTCGTCAGCCGTCCCATCCAAGATACTTTGACTTAAGCCGAGTTGACTGAACAACATATTGGTGAGGTACTCGATCTCTTTAAGTAGATTGTTCTCAACGGGACGATTCAACTGAGTGATCTTCTCCGTACCGTCCGTATAAGCAATACCATGTCGAGAATTCGCTAACTGGTCTTCTATGTCGTTAAGTCTCGTTTCGGCCTGTTGGCGTCTAGCATCGGTCTTAATTATGTAAGGTAATTGAATGATCAAATCCAATTTGCCAGAACAATTCTTTTCATCGATGCCGTCCAACAAAGACAGTTTTCTTACAAGACGCTGCATTGTTGAGTTATGCTCGTTTATGACCGCATACAGCGGATTCTCGACGATCCCGACCGAATCTTTAGGAAGAGTCACATACTCTTTTCTACCTATCTGGTCGTTGTATAATTGAATCCGGACATGAGCTGGATACCACTCTACTATCTTACCTACTCGCATCGTTTCAATAGTGTAAGAACCGCTCTCTGTCGGATCGTCATCCGTATCAACCGGAACAATCGCTATAACGCCCTCATCAAGCATGGAAGCGACCATATCATGTCTAAATGCTCTGCCGGTTTGGTCGATGTTAGCTTCAACAGTTAAACATTTGTCCAAGCCAGACTTTACATAATCACTAAAGCGGTCTTCTTTATCCAATCGAACGTGGCGGATGTCTATATCAGCTGCATCCATAGCGATTCGGTTGTATATGGAGGTCGTGATTGTACGCTCGTTACCTCCCGAGAACCGAACCCTATCGGGGCGGCGATAATAGCTCTGACCAAGATCGCGGTACTCATATGCCGTCGGATCTCTATTGTTTCGAAAGGCGTTCCAGCCACGTTTAATTCTGCTAAGTAAACCCATTTTGAATTTTGGCCTCCTTCTTAGTTGTCATACCAACGGATGTCGTATCCGCCTCTAGCCATTGTATAGGCTGTCACAGCAGCACGGCCGGTGTATTTAATTGTAGTTTTTGCAGCTTTGGTTCCGGCACCACCGAAGAAGAGTTGGTCCGTAAGATAGACTTTACCGATCTTACCAATCGCTTTGGTTGCGGCTTTTGCACCCTTCTTGGCGGTACGTTTAAGCTTTTCTTTAGTATCTTTATTATTGGAATCTTTAGAATTTTCAGTTTTCTTACTAGGGCCTCGTAACCGGGCTAACTGAGCTCGGGTTCGTCTAACGCCCCAGCGCATACCTTTAATACCGTGATGGTATAATTCGGTGTTCTCCATAATAGTATTCCTTCTTATGCGACTTCGTGGTTGTTGCCGGTGTTTGCGATTTCGTAGCCGTCTTGCACGGGGACGGAGACGTAACGCGCGTTAACCTGCTCTACAGTGCTGCAAGGCGAAGACATGTACTGGTAATACAGTCTTTCGTTTTCGGGCAATAAGTTGCCATTTTCATCAAGGTTGTTGTCCGGGATGTAGAAACAATATCCTTCCGATGAATATAAGTCACACTTAGTCATAGTCATGTTCCCGAGCGAAACCGTTCTAAAGTTAGCCCACAATCCGGTTTGAACTTCAATTGCAGATTCCGGAATTTCTCTATATGCCATAATATCCTCCTTATGCTAGTTCCCAATTTTTAAATCCGACGTAGTCGGTAATTAAAGTAGCCCCTTCGTCAGTACTTTCGCACACTTCAAAAGGAAGCTTCTCGTCGATCAAATCATCTTCCGCTCTCATTTCATCCGTAATTTCAATAGTACGGACATACACATTTGCCAACTTTTCAAGGTTGGTGGTGCCAATTGTAAAGGTCGTGCTGCTTGTTTTCGTTCTTAATTCTCCTATCATATGGACGAGACTTTCAACCGTTAATAAATGTCCGTAGGTACTACCAGAGCCGACTTGAAGTTTCGCTCCTATATTTTTTATTCGGCACTCAGTTAACGCGACACAGTTCCTGAACATGTCAGATAGTGTAGTCGCACTTCTCAGGTCGTAACTCGGCACGTTAACTAATGCCTCACATCTTGAGAGCATGCTTATCATATTAGTAACTTTACTCGTGTCAAAGAGTGGTACTTCGGTTAATGACCTACACCGATCGAACATAGCAGACATATTAGTAACTTTACTGGTGTTTAAGAGTGGTACTTCGGTTAAATCCGGGCAATCGTCGAACATATGAGACATATTAATAACTTTACTCGTGTCAAAGAGTGGTACTTCGGTTAAACTGTGGCACATATAGAACATATCAGCCATATTAGTAACTTTACTGGTGTCAAAGAGTGGTACCCAACGTAGGTTGTGACAACACCCAAACATCCCACGAATAGTGTACGCATCTTTAGTCCAATCGTATTGCATATATTCGTCGGGAATAGAGTAGCCGCCGAAACCGTAAAACAGATGACTTAAATCACTTTTCCTACTTTGTATAAGACTTTTTATGTCATATGCTCTCGGAACATCGACCGTGACTTTACCTATTCCATACTCGCGGATAAGATCTTCGACGACGAATTTTGCGAACCCGGCGTCTTCTATATAGTCTATTTCCATTTTTGGAGGATTGGAGAATATAAATGTCCGAGTGCCATCTCCATTATCGCGAGTCAAATACCAACCTTCGCCATTCTCCACATTCGTCAAAGCGATCATTTCATCGCCGTACACGTAGGTAAATATTCGTTCTTCGTCAGTGTCCGGACTTTTTGTACAAATGATGGTCCAATGCCCCGCATCGGCTACAGTGATCTTGTCCCCCAAAGTATCATCGCTACACAATATACAACCCGGGCTAGCATAGCCTGCTTCGATGGCATACTGATATAAAGCATCCATATCGATTTTTTCTTTCAACGTAAACTCTATACCCTTGTTACTTCGATCTTCGTAGTGACCGAAATACATGGCGTCATATTCACCGTTCATTGTGATGCGCACGTCCACCAGTTCGCGTTCCGGTACTTCAACGGTAATGGGATTTGCGCCGTCACACGGGGAAAGTAGCTCCTCGATAATAAAATTCTCAAGTATTTCTTTAAACCTAACCGTGTCATGGGTCTCAATAAGCATGACTTGTGGCGCGTCGACTCGGGCATATCCTACTTCCGTGTCTTCCTCGTCATAAATGACTTCATACCAACCATCACCGTCTTTAACGTCAAGCGCCTCAATATTTTCTGCAGGAATGTAAGTATATACATGGAATACTTCTTCCGTGTCAAGTGAGATCATGTCGTAAACGCGAATGGTCATAATTCCATTATCAAGTCGTATAGTATATATATCGACTTCTCGATATTGGGTATTGTGGGGTACGGCTCCGTAATACGAATAGAAATAAAGATCCTCGCCCCATGTAAGGTCCTCATGCGCGTTAGCAGCCGCTTCTATACCTTTCATATCGAGTTTGTCTCTTAAGCGGTTCAGAGCTCCGAATCTCAAGTCTTTGATTCCCTGAGTCGCATCATATACGCCGTTTTGCCCAATTGTGAGCGGTTTGATTACTTTCGATACTGACCCACCCCCACCTGAGTGTCGTTGCAGCGCAGGCTTGGCCTCGTCTATGAATAGATCTTGTAAATAATTTTTATCACTCATTTCAAGATTGGTTCCTCCTTATTCGAACGCTTCTCTATTGAGTTTAAAGGCGACGTAAGCGTCCATCATTGCCGCCACAGCGTCGATCTTTTGATCATAACGCTTCTTCCATAATTTCCTATTACCATTGGTATCTTCTAACGTGATACAGTTACCCATGGCAAAGGTCATAAGTTTTTCGTCAAATAAAAGAAGCCGCTCTTCTGAGAGTTTCTTCAACTCACCCAGAGGAACGGATTCGGTTTTAGCACCCTGTATTACTTTCTCGATCCCAAATGGACCGTTTTCGGATTCCCATCTTTCAACGAACTCTCTAGCATTATAAGGGTCGAAACCAAAGCATCGCACATCATACTCGCATTGCGCTATATGATTGTCCAGATCCTCGTAAACTTCCATCATGTCCAAAACTGTTCCGTCAAGAACTATCAAACTACCTTCCGCTAAGAAATCCTCATACTTGGTTCTCATAGCCGGTGGTAATTTAGCCATAGTGGTGGACGTTATGTAATTTCGAGTCTTAATGCCGAATGCTCCATCTCTAAGAGGGAACATAAATGTAAATGCACAGAAGTCGTCACCTTGAGAAAGGTCGGCTCCCAGTGCGCAAGGCATTCCCCAATACTCTCGCTTCTTATGTGTTAAGGTTTCTTCATAAGTAAAGTAATACGTATAGCCTTCCCTCGGGATACCAAAACGTTTAGCTAAAATATCGTTTTGAGATGCAGGAGCTTTTTCCATTCTCTCCACATCCAGCTGATAAGTCTCATAGGTAACAGTCTTACCAAGATTAGGGTTGGCTTTTGGCCACATTTCTGGATCCTTAACTTCATCGACGGAATCGAGCTTATACCACCAAATAGATACATGCGGATTGAAATACTCACCTTTGAGTATATCCAACAACTCCATTTTGATTGTATCGCCAGGTCCGTTACGAACTGTACCTTCCGAACTAATCGCTACGATGAGATAGTCATTGTTTTCAGCAGAACCTTGCTCTTTTGCCGCACCTTGTTCAATTGCACCGATAACGTCCTCTCTGATATCACCAGAAAGCCATTCGTCTATCGTAGCGACTTTGACTCGCAAGCCCTGAAGCTTATCGATTGTCATTGGACGTATCTGTAAAAGCGAACCTGTTAGAAAGTTTTCGATACCTTTCTTGGTGGATGCCAACTTAACACGGTTAGCTTTCGAGCCGGTTGTATTCTGCAGCGAACCTTCGGTCAAAAACTTGAAGAGTGGACCTCTAGCTCGAGTTATCGAGGTTCGAATGGGTGACATAACTTCTTCTGCTTGCATCATCGTAGGTGCGGTAGTTACTTGGTAGGTGGTCGAAGTGTCGACGTTCAAGAAGAAACTTTGCAGACAGGAAGCATACATCGATTTAGCCGCACCTCTGGCAACTATAAGATACTGCTTGTTTACTAATCTCTTCTTAATGCGTTTCTTGACGTATCGCCCACCATGACCATCCGGTGAAGGTTTGTAGACACTTCTCTCGACGAAGTAATACCACCCGAAGATTTGCTCTGCCCAAAGTTTGAAAGAGTCAAGTAGATGCAGATCCTCACCATTAGTTAACGTTAATTCGTTTTCACAATAATTAATGAAACCATTAATCGCCTGATCATCGTAATAGACACCGGGATCTTCTATAAGCTCATCTATGCGATGCATCTCCATCTCTATCTCTTTGCAGATAGGAATTTCGCCACGCATTACGGCATCTCTGAACTGGCCGTAATATATAGGAGTGGCCGTGTTTGATAATGCCATAGTTGTTCACCTACTGTTTACTTTCCATTGTTGTTGAGTTTATCTTTAAGTTTTGCCTCTGCGGCAGCTGCTTCGGCCTCTGCCTTACGAGCGTTAGCTGCGGCTTGCGCGGCCTTTGCTTCGGCGGCCTTAACTTCAGCATTCGACTTAGCTGCTTCTCGTGCCTTCTTCGCTGCTTCTTCAGCTGCTTTAGCCTTTTCTTCTTTTTGTTTAGCAGCTTGAGCGGCCGCGGTATAGCTATTTATCGTTTCTCTATTTCGCATGATGTTTGCAAAATCGTTAAGATCACTGGTTTTAACGTTACCGAGCTTAATCTGCTCCATAATTTGTTCGGCACTGCCGTTTTTCTTAAGTTGATCTATATAAGACTCAGCAAATGCTTTAGCGCCTTTGTCGATCTGCGGCAATTTGGAAGTCTTATTAAGGGAGTTACTAATACCGGCGATTAGATTCCAAGTATTCACTAGTTTTTCGCCAGCGCTTCTCACTTTATCGACGGTATCAATGGCCGACATAGCTTTATCAAATCCGGACTTAGTAGCGTCGGCGTTAATTTTGGATAATCTACTATTCAAATCAACTCGATCGAGTGCTTTGCGCAATTCTTCATTCGTTAAATTGCTCTGATATGCTAGTACTTTACGAGCATCGCCGGAATTCATAACTGCTTTTTTAGTCGCAGCTTCTCTTTCCGCGCGTTCTTCCGGAGACAGGTCGTCTTGACCGTATCTCTTTCGTCCAGCTGGAGTGAGCGAACCATCTTTGTTTTGATAGCGACGACGACCCCAGCGCATGCCTTTAATACCCCAGTGTTGGAGTTCGTCTTCTCCATTTAAGGAAGACTGATAAAATTCCGTATCTTTATCCATCTTTATTGCTGTTTTAGAGCGGTCATAAGCCGCGGTCGACGGTCTCGTAT